CTAAAAAAAATATTGATATGGAACAAATAAATTATATTATAGACAAAATAGAAAAGTTTAAAGAAGAAGGTTCAACGACTAAATGGTTTTCGAGTGAATTTATATTAAATAAAGAACTTATGTTAAGTAAACAAAAATAAATTCATTTTAAGATATAGTCTAATCCTTATTGAAAAATAAGGTAGAGGAAATGTACAGGTAATCCTCAAATCACCTTCTGGAAGGTCACTTACAGAAGATACACTAACTTTGCCATCGAATCGATTGAGCAAACTTTCAACGGCCAGGCCGATTTTGGACGCAGAGTCCAATGCGTTATCTCCAGAAACGGTGATCTTGCTTACAGAACCTACTTGCAAGTCACTCTTCCTGAGATTAACCAGCTCATGGGCATTGCCTCATTCGCTGTTGGCTCCGGATCCGGTGTTTATGCTCGTTGGTTGGACTTCCCCGGTGAGCAACTCATTGCTCAGGTTGAGGTTGAGATCGGTGGCCAAAGAATTGACCGCCAATATGGTGACTGGATGCACATCTGGAACCAGCTCACCATGACCTCTGAGCAACAAAGAGGTTATTTCAAGATGATTGGTAACACCACCCAGCTCACCTTCATCACTGATCCCTCTTTCTCTGAGGTTGATGGCCCCTGCGACTCCTTGGCTCCCCGTCAAGTTTGCGCTCCCAGAAACGCCCTCCCCGAGACCACTCTCTATATCCCTCTCCAGTTTTGGTTTTGCACCAACCCTGGTTTGGCCCTCCCTTTGATTGCTCTCCAATACCACGAGGTCAAGATCAACCTTGATATCCGCCCTATTGACGAGTGCTTGTGGGCCGTCACCTCATTGTCTTGCAACTCCAATGCGTCCAACCCCATCACCGCTTCTGGCCAATATGCCCCCGGCCGCCCCGTCCCTGCTGCCATCGCCTACAACCAGTCACTTGTTGCTGCCTCTTTGTACGTCGACTATGTGTTCTTGGACACTGACGAGCGCCGCAGATTCGCCCAGAACCCCCACGAGTACCTCATCACCCAGCTCCAATTCACTGGTGATGAGTCCGTTGGTTCATCCAGTAACAAGATCAAGCTCAACTTTAACCACCCCGTTAAGGAGCTTATCTGGGTTGTCCAGCCCGATCAGAACGTTGACTATTGCTCGTCCCTTGTGTGCGATGCTCTCTTGTTCAAGGTCCTCGGTGCCCAACCCTTCAACTACACTGATGCCATCGATGCGCTCCCCAATGCCATCCATGCTTTCGGTGGCCCCGCCTCTGTTGCTGCTGACTCTCGTGCTTACATTGATGCCCGTGGTCTCTTCAACGATGCTGGTGCTCTTGACTATGATATCCCCGCTGGCTTCACTGGATACTGGCACGGTCCCCAAAACCCCTACAATGAGGCCAACTTGGGAGGCGTTGCCGTCCCCCAGAACCCTGACCTCGGCGTTGATCCCTCTATCCTCGCTGCCCTCAAGGACTTGTCCAACGGTCACCTTGATAACTCCACCGTCTCTGATGCTGGCACTTTCGTTTTGACCGAGACCTCTTTGGACCTCCACTGCTGGGGCCAAAACCCCGTCGTCACTGCCAAGCTCCAGCTTAACGGCCAGGACCGCTTCTCTGAGCGCGAAGGAACCTACTTCTCGTGGGTCCAGCCCTACCAGGCTCACACCAGATGCCCTGATGAGGGTATCAACGTGTATTCCTTTGCCCTCCGCCCTGAGGAACACCAACCCTCAGGTACGTGCAACTTCTCCAGAATAGATAACGCTACTTTACAGCTTGTCCTCTCCAACGCCACCGTTGAGGGAACCAAGACTGCCAAGGTCCGTGTCTATGCTACCAACTACAACGTGCTCAGAATTATGTCGGGCATGGGAGGCCTTAACCATTTGCGAAAGCGAATAACCAGGGCCGAAAAGCAGTATGCTATAGTAAAGCGACCACTTACTATAGAAAACCATTTTAGCCGTCGCATAAATACACCCAGGCTAACTGCTAGTAACATTTGGAAACAAATGTTGCGACATATCTTGTTGTTCGGGAAACCCCTTATAGCTTTTTCTACCAAGTCTAAATTGGAAACTTTTAGATGGCCGAGAGTAATTAACTCGGGTATGGTAATAATGAAAAAGATTGGGCAATCCGCATGCTTACTACCTAAATTCGCTATGATAGAATACGGTAGGGCGTCAGAGACTGAACGGATATGGGTCAGCAATGAAGGTCTAATCAACCTGAGCTGGCTTAAGATACAGTCCTCCCCATCTGGAAACTTATGGGAACCAGAGTGCTTATTCCAACTAAGCGCAATGTGTTACAAATTATTTTATTTATATCATTGTAATAGTAAAATTGAAATAAAAAATAAAATACAAATTCATAATATAAATATTATATTATGAACTTTGAACAAACAAAGAAATATATTGAAACTCATTATAACGATATTCAATATAATAATGGGCATGTAAAATCTATTGGGAAAGATGCTGGTATATATAAAAATCCTTATTGGAACGTGAATGAAAATGATAAAGAAATAATATATATGTACTGTGAAACTAATACGTTAATTAAGCTATGCCCTGTTAGTTATCAAAAAATATTAGAATATGAGACAACCTATAATGTGAAATTAACTTGGTTTAAAGGATCAAATGGTTATGTAGTTGGTAATAATAAGTTATACATTCATCAAATAATAACAGGTTGTCATGGTAACGGTAAAGGAACTAAAAATATAAGTGTAGACCATATAGACCAAAACCCTTTAAATAATACTATAGCTAATTTGAGAATTGCTACAAGAAAAGAACAAGAGCAAAATTCAAAAGGGATAAAAGATGGAACAAAGAGAGAAAGAAAACACAATGCGAGAGATTTACCTGAAGGAATTACACAAGATATGATGCGCAAATATGTAGTATATTATAAAGATTATGCTGATAAAGAAAAAAAGAGATTGAGAGAATATTTTAAGATTGAAAAACACCCCAAATTAGACAAAATATGGATAGGTTGTAAGTCAAGTAGTATATCCATACAAGACAAACTAGCACAAGCAAATAAGGTAGTTGATAATTTAGAAAATAATATTTATCCTGAAAAAAGTGAACCTACTTTACCAAAATATGTGTCCCTTATTGTAACAAGGGATAAACCTCATTTGGTATTTGAAAAAAGAATAGTGAATGGGAAAAGATTAAATATAAAGATGGTTTTACCAGAAGATTATGATATTAATGAACAAATAATGTTATTAAAAATAAAGGTTCGTGAAAAATATGGAGAATGTCTTATTGGAAATGATGTTATATTTAATTATATATACGACACAATAATTGATAATAAACATAAATATGTAAAACATATTACATTTAATATTTCAAGATATGGTAAAATAAAACAAACATTAAATTTTGAAGTAGAAAAAACTGAAATGGAAGCAATTATAGAAGCTGAAAAGTGGTTGTCTGAAAAAATAACTAAGGATTATTTTGATAAAACAAATGAAATTGAAAATGTATCATTTAATGAATATAAAAACAGTAATAGAGGTCTTATTCTTAGTAGTGCTATATTTATAGAAATTATAGAAAAAATAGAACCAAATCATATTTATTTAGATTGTAGCTCTTAACCCAAAATTTTATTAAAACTAATGGAGAACCAATACTATATAAAAACGGCATCGGACAATATGACACCAATAATAATCTAATCAGAGAATTCATGTGTAAATACGATTGTATTAAACAGTTACAAATGAGCGACAAAACATTGGCAAAGGGGCTTAGTAAAAACACACCATATAACGGCAGTTATTTCAAAGAACTAGGGACTAAACTAAAAGTGCTATAAACTAAAAATGATATAAAATAAAAATATTATACTATACTATAAAATGGCAGGAAATGTCGCAAGAATGTACAGAGCTTTGAAAGATAACGGCGAATTGATACAAGATGCCATGGTTACTCATCCCACACTTGAAAAGAAATTGGCGTCCAGTAACGTATCAATTAGTAACCAATTTAGTAGTACATTGGCAAATAATAAATCAGTTATAGACGGCATTAGCGCTAGTGTTTCAAATATGTCAGATACTATAACAAAAAATAACGTAGCAAATTTGAATGCTACCGTAGGCGATTTATACCAAGCGGCAAAACAACCATCTGATTTGTCTTTATCGACTAGTAAGAACTTATTCAGCAGTACGAATGTGCTGTTTGAGGAAGCATACATGAGTGTAGATTCTAATATAAAAGATGTAACCGCATCTGTTTTATTTGCGAAAAGTTTGACGTCAAACCCCGACGAATTTAGCAGAACAACGAAAGGATATATTGATTATTCGACCATCCGACAAACGTTGGAAGCAAAACATGCTACATTAACGGATAGTTCATCAACTAATGTTGGTATATTTTCTACCAATTTTGTTGAAAATAGCACAACAACCCCTATCTATGATTTCACATATAACAATATCATGTTTAGCAAATATGAATCCTTCGATTTCAACAAAAGCGACAACAGACTGTTGTCATTTTTGCAAGATAGAGCTGATGGAAATAATACCAAAATAAAAAGCCTGTCT